AGGTGCTTTGTGCGTGTCTTTCTTTTTGTTTATGTCTGGGTATGGATTGTTGTGTGGATTTACGGCAAATTTGGGCAAGAAGGTCATTCCGAATATTGTCGGCGTTGACATTGGCTGCGGAATGCTTGTCGCTGAACTTGGAATTGAACATATCGACCCGAAAAAGTTAGATAAAGTAATCAGAGAACGAGTTCCGGCTGGAATGAATGTTCACGAATCGCAGAAAATGTCAGATTCTTTCCTTAGCCAGCTTGACTGCAAAGATAGCCTACATAATGTTGACTGGATTCTTCGTAGCATGGGTACTTTGGGTGGCGGAATCCATTTTATTGAGCTGGACGAAGATGAGGAAAAAAACCAGTACCTTGTTATCCATACTGGAAGCAGGAATTTCGGTAAACAAGTTGCAGAATATCATCAAAACGTAGCAATTTCTAATATCAAAGGAAAGAACAAAAGAAAAGAAGCTACGGAACGCCTGATTGATGAACTGAAAAAGCAAGGTCGTGAACAGGAAATCTCGCAAAAAATCAAAGAGCTGGATATTCAGTTCCCCGATATTCCAAATGAGCTTTGCTATCTCGAAGGCAAAGAACGCGATTCCTACCTTAATGATATGCGGATTTGTCAGGCTTTTGCGAGGATGAACAGAGCAAGAATTATGCATACCATTTTAGACGGCGTTGGAATCAACTCCATGCTGACCCATGCGTCCTTCTTTGAAACCGTTCATAACTATATTGATGAATCGGATGATATTATCCGAAAAGGCTCTGTATCCGCTAGAAAAGGAGAAAAGCTGATTATTCCTCTTAATATGAGAGACGGAAGCCTTATTTGTGTTGGCAAGGGCAATCCTGATTGGAATTTCTCTGCTCCGCATGGTGCTGGAAGACTATATAGCAGAACAGCGGCTAAAAAAGCATTCAGCGTTGAGGAATACCAAAAGCAGATGAATGGTATTTATACTACGTCAGCCGATGAATCTACGTTGGACGAATGCCCGATGGCTTACAAGCCAGCACAGGAGATTATCAACGCAATTTCTCCAACTGTTGATATTGTAAAGCATATTAAGCCGATTTATAATTTCAAAGCTGGAGAATAAAACCGAATATTTAATTTTTGTGCAGTTGTAGGCACTCTTTACATTTTCAGGTAGGGGGTGCCTATTTTTTTATGCAGCCAAAACAGTGTATTGCCATTATTGACAGCATCAAAGCGTATGCAAAGCAGAATCCGACAGAAGCGCAAGTCTATGAGGACTGGTTTCAGGCGGTGGTAAACCTGAGAGATGCCCTGCCGCAGGACAAGCGGTTCGATGCTTACAAATACTCTGGTGAGCTGCGCTCTGTCTGTGCAGCCATGATGGGCAAGATGAAAACAGGCGAGGACGTGGCGAAGGTCTATGATATTATCAGCCGGACGTACCTGTTTGAAGCAAAAGATGTGTTCGACAGCTATTGCATCTACCTTGAATGGAATCGTGCGCCAGAGAAGAAGTTCTATCAGCCCAGACGCAGAGTGCTGAAAGTGCTGGCAGACGACCTAGAGGACTTGTTCTATAAGCGGATAGATTTCTTGGGGGTCAGTCTTCCGGCTCGCGTAGGCAAGAGTACGCTGTGCATTTTCTTCATCACATGGCTTATGGGCAACCGCCCGGACGTTGCATCGGTCATGAGCGGACACTCTGACAAGCTGACTAACGGCTTCTACGGCGAAGTTCTGTCTATCATCACTGACCCCGTTACCTATAACTGGGGGAAAATCTTCCCTGACGTTCAGCTCGTGGATAAGAGCGCAAAGGATGAAAGCGTTGACCTGAACCGCAAAAAGCGTTTCCCTACTCTTACTTGCCGCTCCATTGGCGGTACGCTGACCGGCGCAGTTGAAATCGGCGAGGGCGGCGTTCTGTACAGCGATGACTTGATTGAGGACTTGGAGGAAAGCCTGAATGTTGAGCGTCTGAACAACAAGTATGATGCCTACCTGAACCAGTTGAAAGACCGTAAAAAGCAGGGCGCATTGGAGCTGATGGTCGGCACGCGTTGGAACGTGCTTGACCCTCTGGGACGGATCCAGAATCAGTATGCGGACAACCCAAAGTACCGATTCCGGGTGATTCCTGCGGTGGACGAGAACGGACACAGCAACTTCAATTATGACTACGGCGTTGGCTTTGACGATTCCTACTATGCCGACATGAAAGCCAGTATTGACGATGCAACATGGTGGGCAAAATACATGGGCAAGCCTTATGTGCGTGAAGGTCTGCTGTTCCCTGCCGATGAATTACGGTATTACAACGGTATTCTTCCGGATGGAGAGCCCGATCGCAAGCTCATGGTCATGGATATTGCATGGGGTGGCGGTGACTTTACCGCCTGTCCTATCGCCTATGTGTATGGCGATGCCGTGTTCATCCCTGACCTTGTGTTCAATAATGGCGATAAAACCGTGACCAGACCGGAAGTCGTGGGCAAAATCATCCAGCACAAAATCAATGTGGTGCGTGGCGAAGCCAACAACGGCGGTGATGAATATTGTGACGTAGTGGACAGCCAGCTCCGGCAGCAAGGCTATCACTGCTCTGTCCGCAGCCAACGTGCGCCAAGTGGTCAAAGCAAGCTGTCCAGAATTATTCAGTATGCGCCAGACATCAAACGGTTCTATTTCCTTGACGAGAAGCACCAGTCGAAAGAGTACAAGGCGTTCATGGAACAGGTGACGATGTTCACACAGCTTGGCAAAGTTCCGCACGATGATGCACCGGACAGTCTGGCACAGCTTGCCGATGAACTTTACAACGGAATCAGTAAAATCGAGCCTGTCAAGAGGCCATTTTGATTAAAAACACAATATATTGTGTTCGCTAGGTCTATTTATTTGATTTTACCACTTGATAACGCTTATAATGTACACAGGAAGTTTTGCAGCTTCCTCTAGGGAATAGCCCGACATGGCGAGGTTTTGTCATTTTTACTCGCTTGCGTGCCAACGAGCATATTCCTCCTTTACCGGCGAATGCTTTTCACTCTTTCCATTCGCCGGGTTTATATGTTGCGTTCCCTGCTGGTTGGGAATGCCAGAATACTCCCCCTCTTCTGGCGAGCGACGGTTCAATTCCGTTACGCAGCACAACGATTCTCCAAGGATTGCATGGGAAAATTCTCCTTATGACAACCTCCCCCGTTATTCCCGGCTCTCGATGAAATGAGTTTCAGGCTATTTCTCATTTCATCGAGCAACGGTAAATTAAGCCGGGTACATAACACAGAGTAGAGCAGTCTTGTAGCTCGTCGGGTTTATAGCCCGAAGGTCGGTGGTTCAAATCCATCCTTTGTGTCCATCAGCGATTTGCTCCAGTCGGGGCAATCGTGGCTTTTGACACCCGACAAGTCAGAGCCTAGCATGACTGGAAGTGCGAACAGTTTCCCAGTAGCTTCTGACAGGTCTGTGCTCAACAGCCTGTTTCCAGAAATCCAACGAAAGGAGCACAGATGGTAGCAAAAGTACGATGCAAGCGTCCTCGAAAAGACGCAAACGGCAATCCGTGTGATTGCGGACGTTATCTTGGCGAAGTGGAAGGTAAGTTCTCTCTTCTGTGTCCTCTTTGCCATTGGATTACAATTGGAGATTCCAATCTTCCAAAAGAAACATGGGTCTCCGTCCCGAAGTTTAAGAACTGAATAGCTTTTGAAGCGCAGTTGTAAGCGCAGTGAGATAGACCTTAACAGGTTTGTCTTGCTGCGCTTTTTTATTTTGCCGGAAAGGAGGAACGCATGGCTGAGTATCAGATGGTTGTTGGCGGCTTTTTGAATGAGCCGCTGACCGGGCGCAGACCGATTGAAACGCCGGAGACGGAAATCAATCAGGCGAACGTGCTGAAAGTGGTTATGGGCAAGGCAGAACCTATTCATCTGCTGAACAAGAACGAGATTCGCTTTCTGCACAACTACTATTTGGGTAGTCAACCTGTCCTCCACCGCACGAAGGAGTACCACGCTGAAATCACCAACCGCATTGTAGAGAACCACGCCAATGAATGCGTGGGCTTCTACACAGGTTACATGAGCGGCACGCCTTGCTCTTATGTGCGGTCTGAAAAGGCAACAGGTGACGGTGAGGAAATCGCCCGGCTGTCTAACGCCTTGCAGTATGAGGGCAAGGACGCGCTTGATCGGCGGCTCTGGCAGTGGATGTTGGAGTGTGGACAGGGATACCGCATCGTTCTTCCTGACAAGGGGTATGGCGGCAACTACCCGGACGAAACACCCCTGCTGGTGGACGTTCCAGACCCTGACATGGCGTATGTGATTTACAACTCCGGCATCGGTCACAAGCCGATTGCCAACGTGCTGCATATCCCGCGCAATTATCAGAATGACCTGAACGACCTGATTTGCGTGTACACGCCAAACCAGTACTTTGAAATCGACAACGGCAAGATCACAAAATCTGAAAGCCATTCTCTGGGGATGCTTCCGATGGTCGAATACAAGCTCAACCCGGAGCGCATGGGTCTGTTTGAACCGGCTATTCCTGTTCTGGATGCCATCAACCTACTGGAGAGCAATCGTCTTGATGGCGTAGAACAGTTCATCCAATCCATCATGGTCTTTATTAACTGTCTTGTTGATAAAGAAGCGTTGGAAGCTGTTAAGGCTATGGGCGCAATGTCAATTAAGTCTACTTCCGGACTTGCCGCCGATGTAAAACAGCTTGCAAACGAGCTGAACCAACAGCAAACGCAGATTTTGATTGATTCCATGCTGAACGTGTACCGCAGTCTGACTGCTATGCCTAGTGCCACTGGCAGCGAGAACGCAACGTCCGACAACGTGGGCGCAGTTATCGTCCGAAACGGCTGGAATCACACCGAAGCGAGGGCGCAGCAGTACGAGAATATGTTCAAATTCTCGGAACGCCAAAGCCTGTCTGTAATGCTGAAAATCCTGCGTGACACGGCTGGTTCTAAGCTGATGGCAAGTGACATCAACATCAAACTTCCTCGCCGTCAGTACGACAATCAGCAGAGTAAGGTTCAGATTTTTGCACAGATGATTCAGCAGCCGATTGACCCGCAGTTGGCGTTCACTACGCCAGGCCTGTTCCCTGACCCACAGGCTGCTTACGAAATGAGCAAGCCCTTCCTGATTGCTACCGGCAAGCTGGGCGAAGATGGGAAAGCACCGAAGCCGCAAATTGAAAAGCCAAAACAGGATGCTCCCGAAATAAATGTCGGTAGCACGGAAACAGAAACAGAGGGCGAATAACCCTTTGCATATTCCGGCAGGGAAGCCGGGATACAAATTTCGCAGCGTTGCAGGGAAGCAACGGTAAAAAAACGCAGGAGGAAATTAACGATATGAAACTCAGTGTGTTGCTTGGTGATGCTTACAAAGAGGGCATGACCGCCGATGAAATCATTTCTGCGCTGGAAAAGGTTGCAGACCCTAGCGCAGAGGTCGAGAAGCTGCGCAACGCCGTGACGAAAGCCAACGGCGAAGCCGCCGAGTACAAGAAGCAGCTCAAAGCAAAGCGTACTGATGACGAGAACGCCGCACAGGAACAGGCTGACAAGCTGGCAGAGATGCAGAAGCAGATTGAAGCCCTGACTGCCGACAAAGAGAACCTTGTCAAGGAAAAGACCCTTGCATCTTACCGTGAGAAGTTCGTTGCGCAGGGTTATGACGCTGAACTGGCTGGAAAGGCTGCATCTGCACTGGCTGACGGCGACATGGACAAGGTGTTTAAGTTCCAGTCGGAGTTTATGACCGCCCATGACACCGCATATAAGGCTTCTCTGCTGAAGGATATGCCCACGCCTCCGGGTGCGGATGGCAAGGGCAGCTCTGATAGTGAGGGCGTGGCATTTGCCAAGAACCTTGCGCAGCAGAACGCAAATGCTTCTAAGGCATCAAGTGACGCAATGAGTGCTTTCCATTAACAAGGAGGAAAACATGAAGTTTACCCGAAACACGGTCAACGGAATCAACGATACCATCCTTGCTTCCAATGACTACACTGCCATTCCCTTTACCGTGACCGAAGCTGCTGCGGTTAAGGCTGGCCATCCCATGACGCTGGCTGGCAAGAAAGCTACCGTTACCGGCGATACTGGCGCAAAGACCATCAACGCTGACGGTATCCTGCTGTATGACGTTGACCCGGCAGAGAACCCCAATGCTTCCCTGCTGATTCGTGGTGTTATCGACACCAAGAAGGCAGCGGCAAGTTCCAGCTTCACCTTTGACGCTGACGCAATCAAGGCACTCAAGACTGCCGTTCCTGGCATCTTCTGCCGTGACAACATCAGCGTGAACGCTTAATAGGAGGTAAAACAACATGGCACTGAATCTTAAGGAAGTCTTTGCCCCGGCTGCGATTGCCGCCTATTGGACGAATGACCCTACTAATGCGATGCCCTTTGCATCTGACGCACTGTTCCCCGCTCAGAAAAAGGCTGGTCTTGACCTGAAGTGGATTCGCGGCCACAAGGGTGTTGGCGTGTCTCTGATGCCCAGCGCATTTGACGCAAAGGCTACGTTCCGCACCCGTGAGGGCTTCAAGTTCGATGAGACCGAGATGCCGTTCTTCCGTGAGGGCTACCATCTGGGTGAGAAAGACCGTCAGGAAATCTTGCGTGTTCTCGACAGCAACGACCCCTATGCCCGTGACGTTGTGAAGCGCATTTATGATGATGTAAGCGATCTCGTCACCGGCGCACGCATCGTGCCTGAACGTATGATTTGGCAGTTGCTGGCTCCTGCAAATGGCACTCCCGGCATCACCATCAAGGCAAACGGTGTGAACTACACTTACAATTACGACCCTGATGGAACGTGGAAAAAAAGCAATTACAAGGCACTGACAACTTCCGCAAAGTGGGACACTCCCGCTTCTGCTACGCCTATTTCTGACCTGATTGCTGCGGCCGATGCTGTCAATGATGCAACTGGTGAAGAAGTCACTCGCGTCTTTATGAACAAGGCTACGCTCGCGAAGATGATTGCTGCTGATGAAGTAAAGAACCGATTCCTTACCATCAACAATCGAACCACTTCCGTTCTCACCGCGAATGAAGCAAAGGAAGTTGTTCGTCAGGCAACTGGCCTTGAGATTTTCACCTACAACAAGAAGTATCGTCCTGAAGGCGGTGGTGACACCGCAAAATATCTTCCTGACGGTTATGTTGTTCTGGCTCCTGATGGCAAACTCGGTACGACTTGGTATGGCACTACCCCTGAGGAAGCCGATCTGATGTCCGGCCAGTCCGGCGCATCCGTGTCCATTGTGAACACCGGCGTTGCCATTACCACCGAGTTGACCGTGCATCCTGTCAACACTAACATCTATGCTTCTGAAATCGTCCTGCCGTCCTTTGAGCGCATGGACGCTGTGTACTGCATCAAGGCTTACTAAGGCGAAAGGAGGAAAGCAGCATGGGAGACCAGTATTCCGAAGCGGCAGTCAAGCTGGGGCAGTACATTGCTCCTGCACTTGACCGTGAAGTCACGGACGAGGACTACTCACTCTTCGACCTGCTGCTTGATTTCGCCAAAGACAAGATATTTGCACAGGGCTACCCTTTCGGCAACAGGCCGGACGAGTTGCCCTTGCAGTATCAGTCGTTGCAGATACGCATCGCAGCGGAACTGTACAACCACATCGGAGCAAACGGACAAACGAGCTATACCAACAACGGCATTACTCGTGTGTGGGAAAGCTCTGATGTGGCGCAGTCCCTGCTGAATGAAGTGGTTTCGAGAGTAGGTGTTATCGGCTGATGTTCAATGGTAGCCCGCTGGATAAACGCCCACTGTGGTACTCAAACCCGGTCGGCGAGAAAAAGCCTGTTGTGGACGAATGGGGAAACGAAACTGGCGAATCGGCATACGAATCGTGGAGTGAACCCGCAAAGCTGATGTTGAACGTCAGCCCTCCTACTGGTTCTGCTGAGGCAAGCCCTTTTGGAGCGTTCACGGATTACAGCTATGTGGTCAGTTCGTCCAGCAAAAAGCATAACACTCCACTTTATGAGGGTACGCACGTTTGGTTTCAGACGGACGTTTCAAAGCCCTTCAACTACATTGTGGTCAAGGTCGCAGAGCATATCACGGACACGTTGTATGCGCTGAAGGAGGTGGCCGCAAGTGAAAATTAAAGTGAGGTTGAGCGATGCCGGACTTCGTGATGCGGAACGTCAGATACAGGAGTACAAGGCCACCCTGAACAAAAAAGCTAGAGCACTTGCTTTTCGCCTTTCGTGGCTTGGGCTTGAAGTCGCAAAGGTACGTTTCGCTAACGCAGAATACGCTGGCTCCAATGACGTAAAATGCCATATCAACCAAAAAGACAAGACTTGCACCATCGTTGCAGCGGGCAAGGCGGTTGCCTTTATTGAGTTCGGTACTGGCGTATCCCATTCCGCTTATGTCGGCGAACTCCCTGCTGGTGTTGGCGAACACGGAACGTATGGAAAAGGCAATGGACAGCATAAGCGCTGGTACTACTACGGTGACTCCGGCAATGCTGGCACGCCTGTCAAGCAGGTGGATGGCAAAGGCCAGTTGAATTACACCGATGGCAACGAACCGGCTATGGCTATGTGGGGGGCTGTTGAAGAAATGGCTTCTCAGGTAGAAGCAACGTGGAGGGAGGTCTGGAATAGTTGATTGATTATTTCAATTCCATCTACACGGCTGTTGCTAAGGAACTGCGAAAGCAAGTTCCCGGTATCTTTGTCACCGGTGAAATCAATGACAGCAACGTCAAAAAATTTCCGTGTGTGCAGATAGAGGAAAACAGCAACCTCCCGGTTCATCGGGATTCTGCCAGCAGAAGCAAGTATGCTGCCGTTTCTCTGCGTGTGCGTGTCTATTCCAACAAAACAAGCGGACGCATTGCAGAAGCCCGCTCCATTTTGGGCGTCGTGGATTCTGTACTTGAACCGCTCAATTTTTATCGAAAATCGTTTGCCCCGTTGAATGGGCTGTACAACAATTCCGTCTATCGGATTGATTGCAGCTATGGGGCAACAATCGGAGAGGACGGAATGATTTACCGAAACTAAGGAGGTAAACATTCTATGAGTACTGCTATCTCCGGTCTGAATACCACCCTGTATTGTGGTGCTACCGAGTCTGCATTGACGAAGTTGTGTGACATCAAGGATGTCCCGGATATGATTTCCGATCCGAACCTTCTGGATGCCACCACCCTGTCTGATCCGATGCAGAAGCAGATTTTTGGTATTAACCAGTCCGATATTAAGGCGTTTACCGCAAACTACAACAAGGAAGATTACGAATCGGTTCAGAAAGCTGGCTACGATGAATCTGCCGAAGAGAACCCCGACAAGTACTATGCAATTAAGATGCAGGACGGCTCCGGATTCACTTGGCAGGGTATGCATCAGGTTGGTCTGTCCGGCTTTGGCGTGGATGAGGTTGTGGAAATGACCATCAACTGCATTTTCCACACCAAGCCGAAGTTCGTTAAGGCGCTGACCATCAACGGCGGCTAAACCGCAAAAATCGAATCAATCAAACCGGGCAGAACTGAACAACAGATTTGGTTCTGCCCCTATTTATAAAGGAGAACATTTATTATGGCTGCAAAGGTTATCAATTTTCATTCCCCCGATGGCAAGAACACTTATGAGCTGACTTTCACCCGTGACAGCGTGGAAGCTACCGAACGTGCAGGTTTTCAGATTGGCCAGTACACTCAGATGACCAATCTGCTGTCCAACTCCCGTGCCCTGTTCTACGGCGCTTTTATCGCACGGAACAAGGGCATCAAGCGCAAGGTCGTAGACGAGATGTTCCAGCACATCGAGGATAAGGAAGACCTGATGGGCGTTCTGCTTGAGATGTTCATGGACGCTTCTAAGTCTCTGCTGGCAACTGATACTGAGGACAAGACCGCAAAAAACGCAACGTGGGAGATTGTGTAACCGCACAATCTCAGGAAACAGACGGAGAGGGAGAGCCATTCTCCTTCTCCAAGCTGTTCCACGATGTAGAAGCCTATTACATCTCCATCGGTATGACCTACGAACAGTTTTGGCACGGCGATGTCTGGCTGGCGAAGGTCTACCGTGATGCAGAGGAGCTGCGGGAACGCAGGGCCAACGCAGAAGCGTGGAGAAATGGCTTTTACATGGCATCTGCGCTTTCCTCTACGGTTGGCAATATGTTCCGAAAGAAAGGGTCTAAACCTATCAAGTACATGGATAGACCGATTCCCCTTACTCAAAAGGAGAAAGACGAGTATGAATACCAACGCGCAGTTGAGGCGCAGGAGCGAATCAAGAGAATGATGTTCTCCATGATGGAAAGTGATGGTGGTAGTGATGGCTGATGTTGATATTACGAGCTTATCCGTAGAAATTTCTGCGGAATCGCAGGGCGCAGAGCTTAATATCGACAAGCTCGCTACCGCCATTTCTAATTTGCGGACAAAGGGCAACGTCACAAAGGTTGTGAACAGCCTTGACAAACTGGCTACTTCTATTGCAACGCTGAAACAGGCATCCGCTGGAATGTCTGGGCTGGACAAAATTACCAGCTTTCTGAATGGACTTTCCAACGTCAACACGACCGCAAGCGCAAAGAGCATCAACACGGTCGTGAATGCAATCAAAAAGATTCCTGCGGCTGTGTCTGGCTTAAACGGCGTGGATTTTTACTCCATGTCTGGAAGCATTACTCAGCTCACTAACGCTTTGGCTCCGCTGTCCATTCTGGACGCATCGAACCTTAAAGCTCTTGGTAGCGCTTTCAATGCGATTGGGAAGGTTCCTGACCTAACCGATAAGCTGAAAGCCACCGACCTCGATTCTTTTGCAAGTTCTTGCCAGAAGATTTCCGTCGCCCTTACTCCCCTTGCATCTCAGCTCGACAAGGTGGGCAATGCTTTTGCAAAGCTCCCTCCGCAGTTGAGCAAAGTGGTCACACAGGCAAACCGCGTGACCGCAGCCAACGAAAAGCAGCGTAAGAGCTATCTCAGTCTGTCCAATCAGATGAACGGCTTTATGCGAAACATGGCAAAGTTGGTTTCGTTGAAAGCAATTGCTGATTATCTTGGCAACGCTGTTGCAAAGTTCAATGACTTCTACGAAGCGGCTAATATGTTTGGCGTATCGATGGGTGACATGACAAACGAAGCAAGCGGTTTCATTGACAAGATGGAACAATTGCTTGGAATCGACCCGTCAGAAGCCATGAACGCTATGGCGAACATTTATAGCATGACAAAGAGTTTCGGACTTGCAAAAGAGCAAGCATATACTTTGTCTAAAAGCCTTACCCAGTTAGGCTATGACCTTTCTTCGCTGAAAAATATTCCTATTTCGCAAGCGTTTACGAAGATTCGTTCGGCTATGGCTGGCGAACTTGAGCCAATGCTTCAGCTTGGCGTTGATATTTCTCAAGCGAGACTTCAGCAAGAACTTCTTGCGCTTGGCTTTAATAAACAGGTTTCCACGCTTTCTCAGGCAGATAAAGCTACCTTGAGATACATTGCAATTTTGAAGCAGACCACCGATGCACAGGGCGATTTTGCTCGAACGCTCTCCAGCCCTGCGAATATGATTCGCATTCTGAAAGCACAGTTGTCTGGTCTTGCGCGAGATGTTGGTTCTTTGCTTTACCCTGCCATGAAATCCATTCTCCCTCCTCTGATTGCGGCAGTTGAACTTATCCGGGAGTTCGTTCAGTGGGTGGCAAAGCTGATGGGCGTAAAAGTCGTGCTCACTGACTTTGCCAAAAGTGCTGACAGTGTTGGCGGCATCGGTGACGCAATGGACGAAACAACCGATTCGACAAAGAAAGCCGCCAAAGCCCTCAAGGACTACACGATGGGCTTTGATGAACTGAACATCATTGACCCCACACAGGGAAGTTCTGGTTCTGGCAGCGGTGCATCTGCTGGCAACATCTTGGGCGATGTAGACCTGTCCGGCTACGATATGTTCAAGCAGTACAATGAAGAGTTTGCAAAGCAGATTGACGCTATAAAGCAGAAAATCAAGGCTATGCTTCCTCTTATAGCGACTGTAGCAACCGCTCTTGCCGCTTGGAAGCTCACAAATCTTATTACGGATATTGTAGACGCTATCTCCAAAATGAATGCACTGAAATCCATTGTTTTGGGTCTTGGCGTTTTTACAGTAGGTGTCGTTCTTGAAATTACAGGCATTAAAGATGCGATTGAAAATGGCGTAAATGGGAAAAATTTCGCTGAAATTGTTCTTGGTGCTTTGATTGGAACTACAGGCGCAGCCATTCTCGGTAAAGGAATTGCTCAGTTTATCGTAACCGGATTTGGTAATACTGCTGTTGGAGCGGCCATTAAAGCGGCTGGCGGCTCTACTGCTGGCGCGATTATTGGAGCAGCAGTTGGCGGAGTAGTAACCGGCATACCTATGTTTGTAACGGGTGTTTACGATGCTGCCAAAAATGGCTTAAACACGTTAAACGGAATTTTGATTCCGCTTGGCTCAACAATGGCTGGTGCAGGTATTGGTGCAATTATCGGCTCTCTTGGCGGCCCGATTGGTACAGGCATCGGTACACTGATTGGTTTGATTGTTGGCGGTCTGACCGATGTCGGGATTGCGATTTATCAAAACTGGGACAAAATTACAGAATCTCTCGACAAGGCAAGCGAGAGCTTAAAAAACTGGTTTGTCGGCGTTGGCGAGTGGTGGGATGAAAAGTGGGAAGGCTTTAAGACCAATTTTCAGACCGCGTGGGAAAGCCTTCCCGGGTTTGTGCAGCATCCCATTCAAGCACTCGACCAAGCCAGCGCAGGGCTGAAGCAGTGGTTTGTTGGCGTTGGCGAGTGGTGGAACCAGAAGTGGGCCGGATTCAAAGAGAACTGGGACAAGGCTTGGAACAGTTTGGTTGATACAATCAAAAATCTCCCTGCAAAATTTTTGGACTATGGCAAAAACATCGTTCAGGGCTTGATCGATGGTATCAACAAAGGCATTGAGAATGCAAAGAAAAGTGTTGGTGGACTTGCCAAAGCTATCATTGACAAGTTCACGACCGATACTGAAATTCACTCTCCCTCCGCTCTATTTGAACGCTTTGGTGAATTTATCGATCAAGGTCTTGCAAACGGTATCACTGCAGCACTTCCTTACGTCGAACAAGCTATGACCAATCTGGCAAACGTTGTTCAGCAGAAGGGCAACGAAATGATTGACTATGGCACGACCACCGCAACGAATTTTGTTAATGGTTTCTTCAACGGTCTGGACAGCAAGTGGCAGGAACTTGACTCCGGCTTGCAGAGCGACTTCTTCGGCACAGTGCAGACCTTCATTCAGGCCGCGCAGAGTGGCGACTGGAAAACGGTCGGCACTACCATTGCCGCTGGCATTTGGGGCGCTATAGGCGATGAGCAGCGTAAACGCGTCAAGTCCGTTGCAAGCGATTTGCTTGGCAGACTGAGCAAAGAATTGAAAAACCAAGCTTCTTCTCTGCTGAATACAGCCGCTACCATTGGCAAAAATCTGGTGAGCGCACTGACTCAGAATTTTGGCGCTGCCACACAAAATACGGCAAAAATGGTCGAAAACATTACCAGCGTGTTCACTAAATCGAAGACTCCGCTCTCGACCGCAGCGCTTGCAATCAGTAAAGGCTTGTCTGGTGGCTTACTGAGCCAGTTTCCGAAGATGCTTGCTGGCGTAGCTGGTTTGATTACTACGATTGGCGGCGCTTTTACCGCCATGCTGGAAGCAATCGGTGGCACGTTGTCTGTGCTTGGCATTCCTACTGGCTTTGCAATGGTTGCCGGTGGCTTGGCGATTGCCGCTGCTATCGCAGGCATTATTGGCAGTATCAGCCGTTCTAACTATAGCGACAGCTCTCAGTATGCTGGCACATCCAGCTATGACTCTACCTATGGGTCTGGTTCGTATAGTGGCACCTATTCTGCCGCAAGTGGAAACTCCGAAGAGATGAGGGATGCTGTGTACAATGGCTGCTACAATGCATTCCTCGATATATGGCAGCGCTACGGAGAAGAAATTTCTGATGGCAGGGACGTGAAAGTTTACCTTGATGGCAAGCAGCTCACTGCTTCCGTTGAAAAAACGCAGAAAGAACGTGGCATGTCCATTATGGGTACCGAAGTTTACTCTTACTAAGAAAGGATGGTTCAGATGGCCAATATTCCTGCACTGGTTACGGTGAATGGCGTAGAGCTGCCGGAACCCTCCTCTTACGAGGGAACGACTAGCACGATCGTGGACTCTGGGCGAAATGTTCAGGGTAAAGTTGTTGGCGCTGTCGTGCGGCATGATGTGGCAAAGGTCTCCATGTCATGGAACTACCTTACCGCGCGGCAATGGGCCGACATCCTGAGCCTTTTCACCACGAATTTTTACTGCACTGTTAAATTCTATAACCAAGCCACAGCCGGTTATACCACGCGCCAGATGTATGTCTCCGACCGCACCGGCGGCATGTGGCGTAGAGGGTCGAAGACCGGTGGCGTGATGGGATGGACAGGGTGCAAACTTTCTCTTGTGGAGGTATGACGTATGGTTGAAGTCTCCGATAAGTGGAAAGAAAAATTTAACGAAACCCTTGTTCCGGAATCTTTTGTAGAGATTACCTGCGGAATCACTGAGCCTGGCATCAATAAAAAAGCTACCATCGTCACGTCGCCGGCAGCCCCGTTCTCCACCTTTCACAATATTGCACTTTCTGATAACGCTTCCATTTCGAGGTATTCCACAGGAGAGCCCAATCTCACTGTTCTTGATGGAAGCTGTAGCATCGTTCCTTCTTCTCCTCCGTATGGAACTACTGGTTTTTTGAGCGCCGAGATTTTTGACGATTCAAGTCACCCTGTTATTCGGCTTGAGCTTCCGAGCGAAAACAAATCTTCGATTCCCGGTGTTTCAATTTGCTGGTCTACAGCGTTTAACGAATACGCTACAGATTTTTCGGTCAGCGCATATCTTGGGGCCAAAAAGCTGAAAACCGTGACTGTGAACGGAAACAAATCCATTCGTTCTGACGTTGAAGTAGAACTTTCCGGGTTTGATGCTGTAGAGCTAGAGGTGCTGAAGTGGTGTCTCCCCGACCGAAGAGTAAGGGTCGAGCAAGTGAAAATCGGAAGGTATCTGGTGTTTGACAAGACCAAAATCTTGTCCTACAGCCATTCTTCTGCAAGAGACCCTATCTCCGGGCAGCTTTCTCAGGAGTTGATTTCCTTTAGTTTAGACAACAGTGACCGCACATGGGACTCCGTAAACCCTCAAGGGATTTACAAGTACATCTATGAGCGCCAGCCTGTCACCGTTCGTTATGGAATGGATGTTGACGGAAAGGCTGAATGGGTGAGCGGAGGAATGTTCTTCCTGTCGGAGTGGAGCGTTCCTGCCAACAGTATTGAGGCGTCCTTTCAGGCGCGAGACGCTTTCCTGTATCTATCCAGCACGAAGTACACCGGAAGAAAATACGGCACGCTCTATGAGATGTGCTACGATGCCTTGGAGCTGTTGGAAGCGGATGAAATTACCTTCGATATTTCGGATGAACTGAAAGATTACTCCACCGACATTACAAGCGATGAGTCTACTTATCACAATTCCGATATTTTGCAGCTTGCGGCAAACGCTGCTGGAATGGCTTTGTACCAGACTCGTGATGGCGTGATAAAAATTAACAGAGTCTACGGAGCCGATACATCCAATCCCGTGTTGGACATTCCAGTACTGAACAATTATTCTTGGCCGGAAATCACCTTTGCTCAAAATATGCTCAACGTGGTGACCACCGCAGGTGGCGTTACCTACGCTTATCCCGAAAGCCCTTCGGGCAAAGGCGTCAGCCAGACTTTGAGCAATGTTATGCTCACAAAGGACATCCTTGCAAAATCCAGGAATGCCCTTACAGAGTCTTATGGAGTCCTTTCCAACCGCCGCAAGGCTTCTCTCACATATCGGGCAAGCCCTACTATTGATGCTCTTGATATGGTAAAGATTCACCATCAGTTCAATTACGATGCTGTCTTGCTGGCAACCAATGTAAAGTACACTTTCAATGGGTGTTTCAAAGGTACTGTAGAGGGGTACATGATGGCAGATGCTCAGGCTATGTCTCTTGACCATACCAGCGAACAGCTTGGATGGGGCGAGTCCGTTATTTTGTCTGCTACCCTCTCCCCTGCTTCTATTGACTCTCCTAAAATCAACTGGGCAGCTTCTCCCGAAGGAATCGTCTCCCTTCACGTTCTGACGAATGCAGAAGGAAAATCCACCTGCCAAGTCAAGTGGAACTCTCCGGGCAAGGCTGTTGTCACAGCTTCAGCAGGCGGCGTCTCCGCAGAATGTTCCTTCGCTACGGCGTCGTACAATCTGTTTGATGTTGCGGAAGGCAGCACCGTTCTTATGAATGAGGGTGGCAACGTGGCCGAGTTCATCGTTGCAAAACATGACTACGAAAGCGAGCTGAATGGAGTCGGGCGAACTCTTCTGGTTCGAAAACACTACGCGGCTATCATGGCTTGGAGCTCTACATGGTCTACTTACGCCAGCAGCAGCGTAAACAGCTGGCTCAACGGAGAGTACTTCAACTCGTTCAGCTCCGCCCAGAAGCAAGCTATCGACAAGACGACTATCTATTATACTCCCGGTTTTTCTGACTCTTATTGCAATTCTGGCAGTAGCAAAGTGACTACGATGGCAAAAAGCATTTTTCTGCTTTCTCACCACGAGTTTGGATACGACACGGAAGGCTCTGATGCTCCGAATTGGACAACTAGCAGCCCGAGCTATAAGCACAACGAGGGCACTCCCCTGCAAAATGCATCTGGAATCCTGAAAACGATGCTTGCCTCTGACATGGAGGGCTCCAGCAGAGGACGATCTATTTGGACGAGAACTCCTTACCTGTACTCGCTTCAGATGCTTCGTGATATTGCTGGCACAAGTTCAAGCGCCAACAAGTACTGGCGACCTCTGTTGGTCAGCAAACTTGTAAATGCATACGCCGTGTATGATTCTACGTTACAAGTGAATACCAATGCAGAGACGATTTCCTACGCCACCAATGATGAAACCCCTCGTAAGTACGATAATGTTGTTCACCCTGCATTTACCGTCCCAAAGTCTCTTGCTATTGACGCTGACGGCAAACTGATTTTTTAAGAGGTGAAGTATGGCAACGTGGATTACAGACCGCACACAGGCAGATATTGACCGTGTAAAAGAGCTAACAGCCAAAGCCAGAACCGGCACATGGACAGAAGAGGAGCAGCAAGAATGGGCTTCTGGTATGAAAGGTGCGCTCAGCTACACCGATTACAACCGCATTGAAAACGGAATCAAAGAACTTGCTGAAATCGTTGGCGCATCTTATTCTGCAAGGATTGTACAGCAAAACATTCAAGTTGTTACTGCGAAAAATGAAAGCGGCGACATCCCCGCGTGGGACACTTATCCCGCCAAGTACGAGTTCTTTATGCCGCTGACGGCCAAGAAAGCGGGCCTGCGGCTCCGCTCGCTGGAATTCCGCGTCAAGGGCTATGTGCCAGGTACGATGCGCACCGTCCTGCGCAAGTACGGCTCCACGACCGCCCTAGTGGATAAGTTCATCGACATTATCCGCGGCTACAACGACGTGGTGTTGGATATGGGTGATTTCGCGCTGGAAAAGGGCGTCGAATACCAGCTCTATTTCGCCGCCTCTAACAACTTCTACCCGCCCTCTGTCGAACCCTCATGGGTCGTCGCAAACGACTACGTCAACATTACAAATGGAAGCGCTTATTACGGCGACGACAGCAAGCTTATTTTTTCAGGAACAATCGGTTTAACCGTGCCTGTGGAAGCCGGTTGGACAATCAATGATTATCTGACCATTGCGGATGCCACTCGGTGGATTGATAACGTGAAAGCCATTCGTTCTAAATGCAGCGGCAAAAGTTCTACCCCGGGAGTTCCCGAGGCGCTGAGTTATCATTTTGCGGTTATCAACCAAATAGAAAAAGTTTTGTCTGACATTGAAGCGATGGCAAAGGACCATTTACTTTATTGTTCAGATACAATATGCGGAGGTGAACCCTATTATGCATTTTGTTGACCGAAAAGCAAAATATCCCGGGCGTTGGACTATGATGAAATCTGATGGCACATCAGAAATCATCACTTTGATTCGTAATGATGAACCTGTTGTCGAGGGTACTCCAATGAACGCCGACACCCTCAACACTCTGAGTGATGTTGCAGGGGCTGACATTGCAAAGGAAAAGGCGGAGGCCGCTGCAACCGTTGCGTCAACCGCAAAAGACGCTGCTGAATTAGCCGCAAACTCTGCAACCGCAAGCAGAGACGCTGCGGCCTCATCCGCAGAAAAAGCAAAAAAAAGCGCCGACAAGGCGGCTGCTGTAGTGAGTACCGACCCCACCCTTACCATCTCGGGCGCTCCCGCAGACGCCAAAGCCGTGGGCGACCGCATCAACGCTATCAAAATCGAGACCGACAAGACCCTCACCATCTCCGGCGCTGCGGCGGACGCAGCGGCGGTGGGCAGCATCGTACTGCCCCGGCTGGTGGTGCAGACCGAGGCGGGCAGCTCCATCGTCCTCTCGGACGGCGAGAAAGATGTGAGCGGCGTGGCTGCGGGCGGCAGCTTCTCTGCGGCCCTTCCCCATGACGGAGAGTGGACCGTCACCGCCACGCTCGGCACCGGCGCGGCCACGGAGACGGTGCAGGCGGAATACTGCCGCACCAAGACCCTGACCCTGACCTACTACACCCTGACTGTGACGGTCAAGGCGGGCAGCACCGTCACCGCCCAGTGCGGGGATAAGACCGTGACCGGCACCGTACCGGAGAGCGGCAGCATCAAGCTCTATCTGCCCATCGCTGGCACATGGACCGTGACGGCCACGCTGGGCGATGAGACCACCGAAGGCACCGTGGAAGTGAGCGAGTACAGGGACTACCCCCTTGAGCTGGCCTCTGCCCACATCTACGGCGCAAGCTGGGACGGCACCAGCACCACCAAGTGGAGCCGCACCGACGAGGCGGCAGAGTTTACCGACCCTGTGCCGTATGTCGCAGGCGCAAGCAGCTATGGCAGTCCTTTCGACAACTTGCAGCCCTGGGCGGGCATGGTAAAGAGCGAACGCACCGGCGGCACGATGGTCAGCATCCCGAAATTTTGGTACAAGCTGACCCAAAACGGCAGGGGCATGAGCATCCAGATCGCCGACCGCGCGGTGGAGGGCTACAGCGTCAGCCCTGCCCACATGGACAGGGGAGACGGCAACGGTGAGCGGGACGTGGTCTACATTGGACGGTATCACTGTAACGGCACCTATAAGAGCGGCACCGGCAGCCCCAGGGCGAACATGACCCGCTCTTCGGCCCGCTCCAACATCCACAATCTCGGCTCCACCATCTGGCAGAGCGATTTTGCCATGCGGTTTACTGTCTGGCTGCTCTATATCGTCGAATTTTGCGACTGGAACAGTCAGGCGAAAATCGGCTATGGATGCGGCAACAACAGCTCTCCGCAGTCGATGGGCTACACCGACAGTATGCCGTACCACACCGGTACGACCCAGAGCAGCCGCACCACCTATGGCTGCGGGACGCAGTACCGCAACATCGAGGGCCTGTGGGATAACGTGTTGGACTGGTGCGATGGCTGCTACAACAACGGCGACGGCCTGAACATCATCCTCAACCCCACAAACTTCAGCGACGGGAGTGGCGGCACGGCAGTCGGCGTTCCGTCCAATGGCTGGCCGTCCGCGTTCGGGGTCAAGACAAACGGCGGCTTCCCGATGTTTATCCCCACGTCTGCGTCCGGCAATGAAGCTACGTACTCGTGCGATAGCTGGAACTTCGGCTCGTCGTACCCGTGCCTCTACGTCGGTGGTAACTATGGCCGCAACTCCTACGATGGTTTGTTCTACGTCAGCTACTACAGCGCGTCGAGCTATAGCGGGAGCATCGGCTGCCGCCTCCAGGAACTCCCCAACGGGGGAGTCTGAGGGGGTCGCAACCCCCGCAGATAACCGCGCCGTAAGGCGCTGAACTTTATATGGGACTGTCTGTGCATTGCCGGTGTTTTTTTGTTCTCAGGCCTCGTGCGATAACTGGAACTTCAGCTCGTCGAACCCGTGCCTCTACGTCGGTGGTAACTATAGCCACAACTCCAACTATGGTTTGTTCTACGTCAACTACAACAGCGCGTCGAACTATAACGGGAACATCGGCTGCCGCTTCCTTTTTTTGATATTTCCAACCTCACATATCCTTGGCACAGACAGCCGCACACCCCACGGTGAAGATAGGCATTTTGGGAGCGGGCTAGTACACCCCGCAAGGGGCGCTGGAACGTCCGTACAGCTAAAAGGAGGGTATCCCATGAAGAGAGCTGGAAAGCTCTTTGATACGCTAATCTCAGATGATAATCTGCTGCACGCCATCGACGAAGTGAACCGCACCCACCACTGGAATCGAGGCCACAAGCCCAACACCTGTACGGCGTGGGTGGAAGAGACCAAGCCGCAGCGGGTGGAAGACCTGCGGCGAATACTCGTCGGCGGTTTTGAGCCGAAAAAGCCCCATGTCAGCCAGCGGTGGGACGCGAACGCCCGGAAGTGGCGCACCATTAGCGAACCGGCGCAGTGGCCGGACCAGTATGTGCATCACGCCCTTATTCAGGCGCTGCAGCCGAAGATGATGCAGGGCATGGATTTTTACTGCTGCGGAAGCATCCGGGGCCGGGGAACGGAGCGGGAGAAGAAAGCGATCGAGCGCTGGATGAAGTACGACCGCAAAGGCACGAAGTACGAGTTCTGCGGTGACATCCGGCATTTCTACGAGAGCCTGACCCCGGAAGTGGTGATGGCGAGAATGCGCCAGCTCTACAAAGACCGCCGCGCCCTTGACCTCATCGAGCGCATCATCCGCAACGGCATCCAGCTTGGCACCTACACGTCTCAGTGGCTTGCCAACGCCGTGCTGCAGCCCCTTGACCGGCTCATCCGGGAGAGCGGCTATTGCAAACACTACGCCCGGTACATGGACAACATGACGGCATTCGGCCCCAACAAGCGCAAGCTGCGGAAGCTCCGCATCCTTGTGGAGGACTGGCTGAACGCTCACGACCTGAAGCTCAAGGGCGACTGGCAGGTGTTCCCGGTAGCAAAGCCGCAGCGCAAAGTGCCGCTGGCCCCGCCCCGGCGCGGATATGAGCGCACCAAAGGCCGTCTGCCGGATGCCGTAGGCTATCGCTATGGCAGAGGATACACCATCCCGCGCAAGCACAATCTGCTCCGCATGAAGCGGGCCATGGCAAGGTATCGCCGCCGCATTCGGCAGGGCAGACCCATCCACCCCAAGTCGGCTGCAAGCCTGCTTTCCCGGCTGGGACAGCTGCGGCACTGCAACAATTATCACTTTTATCAATGGCTGTTTCGGGGAGAGCGGGTCGTCCGCAACCTGAAGCACGTCGTCCGAGAGCATCGGAGAAAGGAGAACCTGACGTGGACTATGTTTTTGGCACAGAGGGCGGCGCAGAGGTCCTCAAGACCATCGGCGACACTCACACCAGCCTGACCGGCTACCACCAGCTCGAGAGGGAGTATCCCGACCAGACCATCACCGACAGTTTCCGGGTCGTCCGCAAGCTGCGTAGCGCGGAGGATGCGGAGGGGCGCTGCTATGACTGGTACGAAATCGATCGCCACTACCGGATGACCGACAAGACCGGCCCCGTGGCGGAGCGGCTGGCAAAGACCGCCGCGGAGATGGAAGATGCCCTGTGTGAGCAGGATATGGCATCACAGGAGCGGCTGGCGACTATCGAGGACTCACTGTGCGAGCTGGATGCCGCCGTCAACAAGTAAGGAGGGTTTCAAAATGGATAAAATCTGGGCAAACAGATTGATTGCCGGTACCAAGACTTGGGCAGAGATGCCCGCATCCCGCCGCACCGAGGTCAAAGCCGAGCTGGCGAGGCGGGTGACCGACGGCGAGATCAGTGAAGAGGATTATAAGCGCATCACCGGGGAGGACTACTACAATGGATAAACTGCTGGAGCTGCTGGAAAAGCTGGTGCGGGCCATCTTTGGCCCGGGGGACGAGCGGGACACCGGCGAACCTGAGCCTGCGCCCCAAGCCCCCAAGGCAGAGGCTGTCACCGGCTGGGAGGGTGGCCCGCCCTATCGCTTTGTGGATGTGAGCCGGTATCAGGGCCTTATCGACTGGGCGCAGGTGGCTGCGGCGGGCTACAAAGGGGCAATGCTCAAGACCGTGAGCACCAACCGCAAGCTCTCCAAGCGGGCAGACGGCCTGTACATCGACCCGACCTTTGAGACCAACTACCGCAACGCCCGGGCTGCCGGGCTGGATGTGGGCGTCTACTACTACACCTACGCCACCAGCGAGGCGATGGCCGATGCAGAGCTTGCCCTGCTGCGGCAGGCGGTGCGGGGCAAGGAGCTGACCCTGCCGGTGGCGGTGGACGTGGAGGAAAACAAGCTCAAGCCCATGAGTACCCTCGACCTCACCAACCTCACCGCCTATGCGCTGGAACAGGTGGAGCGGATGGGCTTTTACGCCCAGCTGTACACCTACACCGGTTACAAGTATGAGCTGGACATGGCTCGGCTGTCCTCTCGGTGGGACGTCTGGCTGGCCGACTACACGGGCGAGACCCCGAAGGTGCGGTTCAAGTATAGCGCCCACCAGCACACCAGCAAGGGCAGCGTTCCGGGCATCACGGGCAACGTAGACCTCAACGTCACCACCGTCAACTACCCGAAAATCATCCGCAAGAAGGGCCTGACCCGTCTCCGGGAGGGCAAATGACCGAAAAAGAAGCTTTGCTGTGGGTGCTGGGCATCCTGGGCAGCCTGTGCGCTGCAGCCATCACCATCGACAAGGTGCTGGAAATCATCCACAAGTACATCAAAAAGGCTCAGGAGCCGGACAACGTGCAGAACAAGCGGCTAGATGAGCTGGACAAGCGCGTCGGAACCTTGGAACTGGGGCAGCTCCAGCATACACAAGCCCTTGCAAGAGACCTCCGGCGATTTGACGGCATTGACGAAGAAATACGCCTTGTTCTCGTTGGCGTACAAAATCTTTTGGATTCGCAGCTGTCCGGAAACAACCGGGAAGGTATGCAAAAAAGCAAATCCGATATCAACAACTACCTACTGAAAGGAGTAACAAATCATGGAAGCAATGTTTAACTTTATCCCCGCGCCCATCGCACTGGTACTGATGTTCATCGGCTTTGCCGCGCTGGCCGTTGGTGCCATCCGGCTGGGCTACAAGCAGTACGTCAAGAACTGGGCGCTGGAGCTTGTGACCATCGCTGAGGACAGCATCATGGGCAGCGGCCAGGGCGCTAAGAAAAAGGCACAGGTCTTTGCCGCACTGCGCGGCGCACTGCCGGACTGGCTGAAGCCTTTCATCACGGATGAAGTGCTGGACAGTGTGATCGAAAAAGCTGTCAGTCTGATGAAGAAGGCACTGGCAGAAAAGAAACCTACCATCAACAAGGGGTAATTTATGAGCCACATGAAAGCGGCACTAAGCAAGGAGTGATTGTATGAACGCAGTGAATGTCGAAGATTTGCTCGATTTGATTGAATCCATGAAACGCGTATCTGCGGATGAAATTATTGCTGCATCAAAAGAGAGCAATGAGCTGGAGCGCATCGCACACATCGCAACGGAAGCAACTTATAATGCCGTTATCGAAAAGCTGGAAAGCCTCCGCGTGTACGCAGTAATCGTTTTGGATAGCAAGGAGTAAGGAGACAAAAAATGTTTCATTATCACTACATCAAAGTCATTGCTGATTCCGAAAACATGAGCACGAAAGAAATCACTTCTGTTCTGCAAAAATACTTTGCAAAACAGAACAATGGTTTTTACCTCGAAATCGACTTGGATGACCATGCCGCTGATTTCGATGGTAGCGGAAAATGGCTCAAGCGGTTGGAAGGAAATATTTTGTGGCTAAATGGCGAATACGTTGCGTTCAGTGGTGTGCAACAAAACAACCCGGACGATAGCTTTATCGTCAAAATTTCCGAAATTCGTTATCTCATTGTTCACAATAAGGAGTGATAACATGGCAAGCACTACATACCGCCATCCCGGTGACGTCACCGAAATGTTCGCCGCACAAGAGCAATTTCGTGACACCACGAAAATGGTCTGTGGACGTTTTCGTGACCTCACGAAAACATACCATCTCGGTGCCGTCACCGCTATGGTGCGCAACGCCGGACAGCTACCGCAGCCTTTCTGGCTCGGTGCTGCCTGTGGCGGCGGCTCGTGTAGTGCTGCCCGCTGCGCTGCAAGGACTTGACCGACAGCAGATGACCGACGCCATCAAAAACGCACCGCTTGGGAGGGTAGACCGTAAGATAGCCTTACTGCGGTACGTTGAGCGGCTCCCGCTGCCGGACATTGCAGCACAGACACATTACAGCCGGACGGCGATAGGCTATCGGCTGAAAGGCATTGAAAAAATGCTGGATGTATGATAAAATTAAACTAACAAATCCTCCCGGCCTCTCAAAGAAGCGCATTAGGGTGGATATTTGATACAGTCTCCCGCCCGCCTACTTACAGTGCGTACCATGCGGGAGACGCAGCAAACCCCCGGTGTTCCGTTTGGAGCATCGGGGGTATTTTTGTTTATATACAATTTTTCAAGCGCTCATGCGGATTTTTCCGTGTGGGCGCTTTTCTTTTTTGTCTTTCGTTGTACCTTCGTTGTCTTTCGTTTTTTGTCGATGCAGTACACTGGATGCACAAGGAGGGATGTTTTATGAGCTATTACCAGATACCCGGAACGCCCTACGTTCCGCAGCAGCCTGTCAACCCTTACGGCGGCATGGGCACGGTGGGACTTGCCACTCCCCTGCCAAACGCACAGATGCAACAGGCGCAACCGCAGCGTCCGCAGCCGATGAATGGGCAACAGCCTGTTCAACAGTCGGCACAAGATGGCGGTTGGTTGCTTGGTAGACCTGTTTCCAGCAGGGAGGAATTTCTGGCAATACCGTCTGATCTGTACGGCAGACCGACCTACTGCCCAGATTTGCGCAGCGGTGTGATCTACTGTAAGCGGCTCAACCCGGACACCTGCGAATCCTATGTGCAGGAGTTCTACAGCCCGGAAGCATGGAGACAGATGCAGGCGCAACAGGCGCAGCAGACCGCTGCACCGACACAGCAGTATGTGCCTGTTGAGCAGTACGATGCCATCGTGCACCGGCTGGATGAACTGGAAAAGTGGCAGAAGAGCTTCTCTAAGCCCACTGCCGCAGCGAAGAAAGGAGAATAAGTAATGTCCTCTCCGTTTGACATGATTACTCACAGCCCTATCATGCAGCTTGCAAATCTGGCTCGAGCCGGACAAAACCCGATGGGGCTTATCCAGCAGTTAAGCGGGCAGAATGCTCCTATCATGCAGGGCTTGAACCTGATTCAGGGTAAGAACGAAGCACAGCTCCGAACGATGGCGCAGAACCTCGCCAAAGAGCGCGGCATCGACCTGAATCAGCTAGCAAGCGTCCTGAATTTGACGCTTCCGAAGTGAGGAGGCTTTACAATGGATGATTTTGAAAACAGCCATTCCGAAAAAGATTTTGACATCGACAATCTGTGTGGCAATGACAAAATATGGGTTCCTTTAATGATTGGCTTGATTTTCGGCGCGGTCAGCAAAACGTGGGACGACACGAAAGATAAAAAAGACAATCTTCCAAGCTGAATTAATAATCCCAAAATAAGCATCCCTCTAAGCGAAACGCTTCTCAGTTTTGCGGACTTGACAAAAACCGCACTTGTTTGGCTTCGCCCATCGCATACGGCGGTGGGATAGCATAACTCAAAACTGAAAGGAGTTTTGTTATGGACGATTTTGCAACTGGCTATCTGGCTGGGCAGGACGGCGGCAATAACAACGGCGGATTCTTCGGCAACGAAGGTCTGTGGGCTGTTATTATCCTTGCCATTATCTTCGGCTGGGGCACAAACGGCTATGGCCGCAACGGCGGCGACAACGGCATGAACGCCTACATTCCCTATCTGGTCGGCACTGGCGCAACTGGTCAGGGTGGCGCAGACACCCGCGCGGCTCTGTCTGAGGGCTTTTATCAGCAGGATACCTCCCGTTCTCTGGCGGGCATCCAAAGCGGTATCTGCTCTCTGGGCTATGACCAGCTGGCACAGATCAATGGCATCAACGCCAACATCGCGAACGGCTTTGCTGGTGTGAACAGCGCCATCTGTCAGCTTGGCTACCAGAACGCACAGCTGGTAAACGGCCTGGAACGCAGCGCGTCCAACGGCGACAACGCCATCAGCCTTGCCATCATGCAGGAGGGCAACGCACGGCAGGCGGGTCAGACCGCACTTGCCACGCAGCTGGCATCTTGCTGCTGCGAGAACAAGCAGCTCATCGGCGACCTGAAGTATACCATCGCAACGGAGGACTGCGCTACCCGTCAGGCCATCGCAGACAACGCCCGCGCCATCGTGGACAACTGCAACGCCAACTTCCGCAGCATGATGGACTACTTCACGCAGGACAAGATCGCCACTCTGACCGCTGAGAACCAGAGCCTGAAGTTCGCGGCTTCTCAGGATCGGCAGAATGCGCTTCTGACCACCGTGATGTCTCAGCAGACTGATACCATCCTGAACCGGGTCAATCCTCGTCCGATTCCCGCTTATCAGGTGGCAAATCCCAACGTGGGCGTGAACTGCTGCGGCTGCTGCTAACCAACACACTCCCCGATAACACCGGGTGAACCATCGGGGCAGGGGTGAGACACCTCTGCCCCTGATTTTTTAGGAGGAAAACATTATGGCTTGCAAAACAAGCTGCAAACTCTGCCCCCATCTGGTCTTGAGCCAGTCGGTGACGTTCGCCAATGACACGCTGACCATCAACATTCCTGCTGGCGCATACCAGAACGGAGAGAAGTATTGCATCGTGGTTGCCCAGAGCATCCCGGACACGACCACCATCAACGCTCCTGTGGTCATTACCATCGGTGCAGGCACTACCGCATACCCTCTGACCGACTGCAACTGCGCTCAGGCAACCGCTGAGAGCATCCACACTCGCACTCGCTACGCTACCCGCGTTGCAACGTCTGCGACCGGCACAGGCACGTTCAAATATCTTGGCTGCTTCTGCCGTTCCCACGCTGATGCGCCCGCGTCCATTTCTTGAGGAGGTGTAGATTATGGGCAAGAACAATTTTCGCCGCATGATGATGCTCCGAGACCACGACAAAGACCGTGAGCCGGAACGTGACCGCCTTGAGGAAGAGCGTGACCGCAGGGAACGTGAGCTGGAACGCCGTCTGCGTAAACTGGAAGGTGGCAACGACCGCTATCCCTACTATCCGCAGGAGGAAAACCGCTACATCGACCCCTACCCTATCCCCCGCTACCCTGACGTAGAGAATGGCCGCAGAATGCCGCAAATCGGCTTCTCGCAGAACGGCGACTGGGATAAACGGTCTGGACAGTATGAACATGGCGGCGCAGGCAGCCGCTCGATCAAGATGCCACGCCAGCACCTCACCCACGATGAAGCAGAGGAATGGTGTGACAGCATGGTGAATGCTGACGGCACAAAGGGCTGTCACTGGACGCTGGAACAGACACAGGACGTTGCCAAGCAGCGCAATATCAACTGTGACCCGAACGATTTCTGGGCTGTTATGAACATGATGTACTCGGATTATTGTCAGGTCGCAAAGCGCCAGTCCGTTGACACTCCGGGCTTCTACGCTGACATGGCAAAGGCGTTCCTTGATGACACGGACGCTGTGGACGGCAAGGCGTATCTCTACTGGGATTGTATTGCTGATAAGTAAAACAGAACCCCTGTGTAGTTTTTAACGGCTACACAGGGGTTTACTATTGAAAAAGCTAGGCGGGGTGACGGTTCCCGCATCTCCTAACGATGGGCGATAGCTGCCTGTTCTATCCTCTAGCGTTTTTCTCATTCCCAAATCGCTGATTTTGACCTTATGTCAAACAAATCTTGCGGGGTAATTACAAGGCTCTTGTCGAGTCCTACCACACTGATAATGGAAAACTTGCCGGGAACTTCTCGCTCGATTCTTGCTTTTGCTTCTTCCTTGCTGTTTGCAAACAAGACGAACGGAGCTTGAAAGTGTCTGCATTTTTCGTCATCATCGTACTGGATTTTGACCCAATAGAAATTTTCCATATATCGCTCCTTTGCTATCTCAATATTTTACAGGCGGTTCAGGCAACGGCATCCAATATGTAATGTTATGGGTTCTACCCTCATCATCCCGCCACTCTTTGAACTGCTCATCGTAATTTGCTATAACAATATCGAAGGCAGATTCATCGAATCCGATAACACGCCGGTCTGTATCCCCCGGAACACTGTTCTTTGCACAAATCCACTGGCTTGATTTTGGCGCGTTTGATACATCGTAAGCGCAATATCCGATGCACTGCGGATTGCCGTACTGCTTCATGTAATCTTCATTTCCGATTCGAGTTGCACAAACCATGTGAACATTTTTCCAACCGACACGGTCATCGTCTGTTGATTCGCTGTCGATAATAATATCTTCGGGGTCTAATACTTTTCTTCCGATTGCAAGATTCCAGTTATTTGCAACATACCGTTTCATTTGCCATTCGTTCAGAAAAGTTTTTGCTTCTTTCATGGCATCTTCCAAAAAACCACGATGAGGTCTATAAACAATCATACGTCAATCCTCCAAGAAATCCTCTTGATTCAGAACTTGATTTACAATTCGTTCTGTACATTCTTTGATAACCGTAGACGCGGGGACATTATCTTCATAAGCTATGTTTTCATATTGTGCTCTTGCATATTCAAAGAACCTTTTGGAAAGCATTTCTGCATCCGCACGGCACAACGGCTTTAATTCGTATTGCATCGGGAATCTTCTTGTAAGTGCAGGGTCAATCCTATCAAATCGGTTTGTCGTTCCAATAATAATGACATTGTTCGGCAATCTGTCCATTTCCTGCATAATCGCAATAACCACACGGTTCATTTCCCCAACGTCATCTTTTTGCCCACGAGCCATTCCGACCGCATCTATTTCATCAAAACAAAGAACGCAAGGAGCGGTTCTCACATAATCAAAAATTCTCGCAAGGTTAGATTGAGTTTGCCCTAAGTGCGAATCAACTAGACTTGAAAATTGAATCCTCAAAAACGGAAGTTTTGCTTTATGCGCGATATACCTAGCC